ACAGTAGTCTGGCCGCCGAATGTATAAGAATATTCTACGGAAATTGCATTGGAGGCCGATCCCGTTACAGTAACAGTAACCCTGCCAGTATTTAGGTCTCCGCCACTATGTGCTTGCACAGTAGCGGCAAGCTGGCCGTTCGATTCAGTAAGGGTTATGCGGCGGTTGATCCTGGCCACAGCGGCGCCCGACTTAACGAACGTGCATTCCAAATCACTTGTAAGTGTGGCTGGTGTCCATGCTCCCTGGTTTACTGCTCTAGTCCAGGCCAGGCCGTTTGTTGGCTCGATGTAGCCATACACGGCATCCAGGCCATCCGTTATATCAACAAGCGTTATTGTGTCGAAGGGAGTTCCGGCCGGGCCGTCTTTTAACTCAACAACAACACTGCCGCTAATATCTCCCGAATCGAAGACACCAGTGTATCCATCCGATCCGGCCGCATAGCCATTTGCCACTGTTATTTCAGTGGATCCCTCGTAAAGCTTTATAGTCCCGGCCGCCAGTAACGAATCAACACCAGACAGCACATGCCTAGCTTCAATCGTCAACGTGCCTGCGCCATTTTGAATCGACGTACCATCGGTAGGTTTAATGTAATACCACTCTACGAGGCCTGCACTACTTGCGGTACCAGACACTCCTGCTACATCAGATACAGGATGCCATGTCGAATACAAAGCAGGATCCCGTCGGCCGCGTACCCAATAATATCTAGTAGTCGTGTCGCCTACAAAGTCTATCCAAGTGTCACCTTTTACATCGGCCAATTTAATTGCTGTGGAGCGGTCGTTAGTCGACGACTGCCATATTTCAATGTAATCGAACAGCGCCGGCGGCGGATTGGTCCAAGCCAGTGCAATGGATCCCTCATGACCAGCAGTAGACAGGGCGCTAGGGGGAGGAATCACAGCCGCCCCCGGAACTAGATCACCCGCAGCGGTGCGGCTTGTATAACCGCCCTCAGCCGGGTCCGTGTAACGCGACGCAAAGTCCTCGCGGAAAGTAACTTCAAAAGTACCGTCCTCTAGCGGCCGCCACTCAATACACCTAAATGCTTTGGCCGTCCAGCTAAACTCGTCCAACGTCCAGCTAACTATTAGACCAGGATAGCACTTGGCACCCTGCTCGTTCATAATAATTGTGGCAATTATTTGATTGTCGAATTGTTCGAGTATGCGGATCGCCACACGCTGGCATTGGTATTCCGAATTGACAAATGCTAGGTCAGCCTGGTAGTCCAACTCGCGGCCGTTGTCGCGTGTAACATAGGCGGCGTTTGTTACCGAATAAAACTCTACTGGCACATGCTGCCTGGCCGGGTCGGTAAAGAATCCCTTTACTACGTTATAACGTTCGTCTCGGTTGGAGGACCCCTGCACAGTAACATCGCCGGCCAATGCATTTTCATCAAAAGTCAATACAGGGGCAGACCACACACCGGCAGTCATAACCCACTGGCCGCCAGTATAGACAAGGTTTCCGGCCATGCTTGTTTTTAGATCGACGAGCATTGTTTCGTGCTTGGCCTCCGACAACCAAGCACCATTGCAGGTGAAGCGTTTTTCCGTTGACGCAGTAGGAATGGCTACCAACACATCGCAGGCTTGGGCGGCCACGATGTTTGCTTCCCAATCTATTTCGTCGGCCGGATCCACGTTCATATACTGCGTAAGATAGTCGGCTATGCAGCAGGCCGGGTTATCACTCCACTCCCATGTAGTTTCGTCAGTTATGTCGTGTTGGGCAGTGCCTTCAAATACGACAAAGTTGCGGATGTCTATGTCGGTGGAGATTGTGCCTGAGCCACAAACCAATGCACCAATAGCCATTTCGACTGCCGTTGTATCCTGTGGAAATTCGGCCGTGCCTCCTACACCAAAAGTAATACTGTATGTCGTCCACGAAGAACCAAACACGGCCTGGTTCACGCCGAAGTAGAAGTAGGTACCCTTTGTTAGCCAACCCGTTGCCGTGTCCGTAGCGCCGACGATGTTGTCGCCGGCCGAGTCGAAGAATGCAACACCTGGCAAATTAACTCTGTCGCCTACCGGCTCCTGTGCCTCAAACTGCACCGTGTAGAGTTTGCTTGTATCGACCGGGATACGCTCCGACCACACGTTCTCATAGCTTGCATCATTGTCTGTAATCGAAAGAACATTGGCAGCCTCGCTGAATGGAGGTATTGCCGTCACAGTCTGCGTAATGTTGCCGAACCATTTCAGTCTGGTTGTAGAAAAATCTAAATTGGCAGTATTGAAAGTCGGATCGGCATTCAATGCATACCGCCTACGATCATATATGCGGCGCAGCTTGAGCAAGGCCAGCATTGACTGCGGCGGACCGTTCCTCCAAATAGTCTGCGTGTCCTTGTCATACAAGCATTGAAACACTGCATTGAACACGCCGCGCGCCTTGTCGGCCGTGCCCAACGTTCCGTAGTTATCAGTTAGCAATGTATTCGCGGGCTGATTACCAAATCCCGGATACCAACTAATATGCAAACCGGACACAGCACTGGGCTTGAACTTGACTTGGGATACCTCGCCATCTCCTGTTCCAGCCGTTGCATCAGCAGTGGGCGGTGTCCAGTTTATTTGCGCGGCCGTAATAAAAGTGTCGTCTATTCTAAATTCTACAAGGTCAGCAAAATGGTCTACATACGCTATTTGGTAGTCTAGCCATTCGTTCTCGGAGCCGTGGGTATTGTTATAGATAATTGCGCCGCCAACCAAGGCCTCGCCATAGCCAAATTTGCGAAACTCTAGCGCACCTCTCGAGGTTGTCTGCGTGCCAGCAAATACATTTTTCAAAGCATTGCGTGCAGTCGCTTTCGCTATCACATAAGAGACCGCCACCTGCACAACAAACCGCACCCAGGCCTTTGCCCAGAGCGCTTTGAAAAATGCTGCCCAACCTGCCTCTGGCATTAGCTAGGCCTCCACATATAAATAGCAGCCTCGAGCGGCCAGTCGATAACGCCATTTTTGTTTTTAACTACCATTACTCCGAGAAAGCAAAAGCCAGCGATCCACTCCCCATCTTCCTGCTTCGCCACTAGCACATCGCCATCCCTCATTTCGGAAGGGTCGGCATCCATAGGCGGTCCCATTACATGCGTAATAGCACCTACCAAGTCGCCGTGCTTACGTATCTCGCGTATTGCTTCAGCCTTGTTCGCATATATAAACTCAGCCATAAAATCTTTACCGTGAAATACTTCCATCACTTCATTGGCAAATGCACAACAGTCGGCCTGTCCTTTCCAATCAAAAGGCCGCTCGGCATATGTTTGCAGCAAGTTCCAAGCTTGTTTTTGTTTCTCGTTCATTTTACTTCATAGGACGGGGGATTGGGTCCGCCACGATCGCCTTGTCCGGTCACGCCACTAACACCCCATATCAGTTGTACTAATTGCATTTGTTGCACGCGGGAGAACGCCGTGTCTCCCGAGTAACGTTTCTGCTGTTCCTCGTCTGTGAACTTGGTTCCTGTTTGTTGATTAAGTACGGCCAGATCATGTTGTACCGTAATCCGTATTGAATTGTCCGCGCCACGTGTAAGGTTGGCGCTTTCTACTCGGCCTCTGTAAAACACCCAAGGGTCGTCGACGAGCGTGCCGTCGTCGTTACGATAGGCAACGTACAATGTGACCTTGTCCCCATAGTTGGACGCATTCAATGCTTCAGCAAACAAGCTGGAAGACAGGCCAGACAGTTGCAACACAATAGAGGAAGGCACTACTGCTTCTGTTTCTTCAACACTGGATACGCCGCCGAACTCCCCAACACCTAAGTAGTCATTTCCCTCATAGGAAATAGTACCCAGGCCGCTATGCAAATAGATCGGCGTATCGAATAGCATTTTGGCCATGGCAACAGGGTGGGTATGCCTGCTGTCTATGTGCGTTACATTGCCAGTTGCGAGAGTTCTTGCCACTACAGTGCACTCACTGCGCTGAAACCTATTGAGGATCTAGCAGGCGGCCGGGTGGTTATTGATATAGAGCGAACGTCGAGCGCAAACGAATTGGTAGGTGTGTCTATTTCCACGGCATCGGTGTGGCTCGGCGCTACAAAAATGCGCGGCGAAACAATTATAGTAGCTGCACCTGCACCATCCGTATTCACATCAGCATCGACTGAATGTAATAGGCCTGCCACCCCAATCTTATCTCCCTC